AGTCCCCACTATCTAATAAACAACCTCCTGCGGTGCGGCACTTTATATACCACTTTTTTTTTTGTCCCAGCATCCTCAGTTTTTGGCTGTACTATAAGCATTCTCATTGTTAACAACAATCTTCTCCTAGAAAAAGAAGGAAAACCGCAGGCGGTGGCACCGCTCCCGGTACAGTTTGAATTGATTGGTTGAGAGGTTCCCGCCTTGACTTACCTTTGCACACAGTACCAAAACACCGCTCGCGGTGTATATCCGTTTTACTTCCTTTTTACTGGGTTATTGTTCTACTTCGCCCTAATTTATCCCGTAGGGCGTGTGTCCGATGTCATAAAGCGGCGCCATGCACCGCTGCTGGTCTAATTTTTTCAGTTATTTCCTATTTAATTTCGACCGCGAGAGGTCGGTCGCTCGGGGGACACCTTTAAGACCGGCAGCGGTGCAGGAGCCCTCCCAAGGCTTCCGGTGTTACTCACCCTTACAGCTGCTCTAATCCACCCTTTAACAATGGGCACCGTCAGCGTTTTTGGCGCGCAGAGGCTTGTTTCTGTCGACGCTGCAGTTTTGCAGCTGCAGCTGCAGTGGATCTTCGGCCAAAAAGATAGTGCTGGCGCCAAGGTGGCCAGAGCCCAGCACTTGGCGCCAGTTTTATACCTACTTGTAGCAACCCGACCGGGTGTGGTGCACAAATTTCATGACACATAGGCATCATTAAGAGCTTTATTAGCAAGCAAGTATTTGACCCACCCGAAGCCCACTCCCAGTCCCCAGTACATACATACCAGAATACAAACCTTAACGTGATGTTTTTCTTTTCTTATTTGTTGTACTTTTTTTAGTACTTGCAGGGCGCAATCTTTTTCTGCTACAGGTAATACCATTTTGTGCTAAGAAGCGTCTGCCTAGAGGATATTGATCCAAATCTGCGGATAATTTTTCTCTGAGATCAATATTCCAAAAGCTAAGATTTTCATATTTATCTTTTTTAGCTGCTGCCGTCTGATCTATGCATTTTATAGCCTTGGATTCCTGATATCTATAAGTGTCTTCTAATACAGTGGCTGGGGGAGGGTTCACTCCTACTTCCCATTTTTCTAAGACAGAAGGGTTAACGGTCTGCAAATATGCAACGGTTTCTGAGGTCAGCTCCACACTACATAGCTCCAGAATAACGGCTAGCTTATATTCCTCTACATGCCTGCAATAAATATTCATATTGGCACTATTGTACTGCTCAGGTTTCCTATCGTCCACTGGAACACTAATTGTAAACACTCCTCCTCTACTATTGTCTCCTACTGTAATAAATAGCTCATTATCCCAGCAGACCCCGTTATTTAAACCTTGAGCTTGGTAGAGCCAGTAAGGTCTGTTAAATAGCTGTCCATCTGTAGAAACTAAGGAGCCACTAGGTGTCCCCATAAATGTGAAAGAAGTGTCCTTATTATCTGGTACCTGCTGGGGCAGAGTCATGTCTTTAGGTATGGCTTCTTTTTGTTCACCCCCTCTACTATAAACATGTCTAACATACACTTGCTCTCTCCGGGCATAGAAAAAGCAGCTGTTACCTAAAGAATCCTCTGCCATTTTTAAATAATCTGGATACAAGCTTTTTGAATTAATAAGATCTAAGGGGACATCAGATAAATTTTGACTGAAGTCTTTCCAATCACAGGCCCCAAAGCCTATATCCATCATATCTCCGTCCTCAATAGGCTTGTTCTTTAATTCTATGGGAGGACAGTCCCCTGCTTTTGGCTGTTTACCTTCACAAGGAATAGCTTTTCCCCAATATTCACCAATAGCAGGTGTGCAGCCTATGAGCAGCATCTGTGTTTGCTTAACATCCATTCCTAGCTGCTTTCTATCATCTGATCCTGGCAGTGCTCTTTTTGCAGTCACATTTTCTGCATCTGTCCAAACATTAAACAATTGATTCCCTGTGACAGGGGCTCCTAGAGGCTGTCCTCTACTTACCTGAAGGCCCAATATTGCCCACACCAATCTTTCTTTTGCAGGATTATGTAAATTTTTATCTGGCAGTGCAAATTGATTAGGGTCTGGCAGCTGCACTCTAAAGACTCTATACTGATTGCCACTAACTTTTGGAATATTCTGTTCTGGAATTTTCCAGTAAGGGTGGCCTACTGTGAGTAGTCTTTCTGTTTCTCCATGATAAAATATAGATGTTCTTTTCACATATGATTCTGTGCACAGTACTTTAGTTACAGGGTTAGGGGGGAAGTATAGTCTTTGTCCTTGCTGCTGCCAAACCGCCATCTGCAAAACAATCAGGAAAACCTGCGTTTTTTTCTTTTGTGTAAGCTTGGGTGTAGGTATGTGTTTAAAAAATATGTGCCATCCACCCCTGAATCTGTGATGATTATGCCAGGTAAAATGCTGTCTTGCAAATCCACATCCACGGGACCATTCTGTATGTTTATATTTGTAGGCCAAAGGTCACTTCCAGGTATTGTTGACAATGGTTTCCTTACATATGAGACATCTATAACGGGCACCACATCCGTTTCAGCTTCATCATGAAACACCAGAATACCATGAGGAGTTTCACTGTGTTCATCAATCAAATCAATGTCACTATAAAGACTCCCCACACTATCCATGTCAACATCAACGTATGCATCATGGCCCTCACTTAAAATTGTTTCTGCTGTGTGTTGCAGTGACCCACTAGGACCTTGTGACCCATTTGTGACCTGTAATTCTATTTCCCCAGCATCTTCTATTGCATCTTCTATTGTGCTTAAAGAGTACCGAAAATGCACACGTCCTCCCACTGTCACACCACTTCTAGTTTGAATAGAGGATTTCTGGCCAAGTCTGCTAATACCAACCCGCCCAGATTCCCCCCTAAATGTTCTAGCAGCGCTAACATGTGTAATATCTCTAAGTTCAGGCTGTACAGGTTCAGATGGACTGGCTAATTGCACGTCAAAACTATCCTCAAATGGATCTGGCTCATAAGCTGGATTTTCAAAACCATAGAAATATGTTTGTGGCTCTTGAATAAAGGTAGGGTCTCGCACACTGGTCTGAGTATAGTACCTTTTACTAAACCAATTAGCTCGGCCTCTTACCTTAGTCACTGCATCAGTTTCAGGTGTGCTGGTTTTAGGCCCTGAAAATAATTGCATTTGAATCTCTTCTCCCCTGCTCGACCCTATGTTGCTGCCACTAATCAGTAAATTTTCAGTCTCAGAAGTTTCCCCAATATCAGTGTACACTGTCACTTGACCTTGAAAAGAGGGGTTATGGTGTGTGGTGCTAGAAGATAAATACACACTGCGATCATGCTCTGCAGGATTCACATCCAAAACAGCAACATCTTCTGGTCCATGAGGCTCCACAAAAGTCAATGATGGTTCCTCTATAATTTCTGCACTAATATCCAAACCCCCCACTCCAGGGTCTACAGGCATACTATCTGGTGTAATTACTGCTGGAGATTCTGGCAGGACAGCCACTACATCAGGGACAGTCACACTAGTTTCTACAGATGTACGAACCCCTGCTCCTATTGTATCTATGGGGCCTGAGCTAAATGGTCTTCCTAAGGGTCTGGTGCTTCCTGGCCCCCTGACAGGGATTCTCCCAGTAACACCTCCCCGCCCAAGTGGGGAATAGGTTCCAAGCCCTGGCCTAGCTTGTGTACTGCCTATACCCAAGCCCCCTAAAAACACTCCTGCACTTCCCCATTTAAGTATCTTGTCAGCTATTGTATTATGCTCAAACCTGTCCTTAACATCTTGGGGACAGTCACCAGTAGCACAGGTTCTGTATAGGTCATAAGGATTTGCCCTTTTGACTCTACGCAGACGCACAGCCATGTTTAAAACTTTACTGAAAAAGTATAAAAGTTACAAATTGTTTAAACACATATAAAAAAGCCACAATATAATGATACACAGCAGCAAGTCACAGCACCATAAAGTACATTCTAAATGTGGAAAAATTAAGAAAACATACAGACAAAACATTAAGGGTCTCTGCAGACCATTGTCCTGCAAGATTGCATGGCTAAAGTTCAGTCTGTAGAGATTGTAATGCGTCGAACCGAAAGTTCACCAGGAATAGAGACACTTCCAAGAAATAAGTCCCTTTGAGTAGTATCAGTGAAAGTGATTAGGATAGTTCCATTGCCTTGTCTGTCTGAGCCCTCATCCCCTGTAGCCCAAAAAGTAGTAGTGATGTCCAGAAACCTGGATCGATGACTTTTTTTAAGCCTGAAGCGCAAGCATTTCACCTTGTTGCCATTACCTTCAATTAAGCAGCAGGGTCTGCAGCCCCCTTTCAGCAAGTCAAATTCTCCTGCACGCTGGCGGTCAGAGTTTACTGGTGTCCGAGCCCTTTCTGTTTCCGTTGAATCCGGTGATGGCGGGCGACCGCGGCTTTGCGAGTGTTGTGAAGAACCCGACGAAAGAGGGCCTTGCACCGTGGATGATGAACTGGAAGTGACCAGTATCCTTTGGCCTCCTGATAAAATGTAGGGATGTACGCGGTGTCTGTTACGGTGACAGCCAGGATCTCTTCCTGCAAAACCTCTGGATAAGCAACGTGAAGGAGAGTCAGGGATGGCTGGAGCAGGTCCGGAGCAGGTAGGTCCGTCTCCTCCTCGAGGTTCCTCTTGGAGTCCAGGCAGACCGTCTGTGGTGTCCGCTCTAGAGGATGGTGGAAAATGAAACCGTTGGTTTTGATCTATGACCTCCCACGTTCCAGAGGTCCCAAACCTCTGAGCGTCCTCTCCGAAAAGCTCATAATACTGCCGGCTGCCCTGCATATTGACAAATATGCCTGTGGCGTCAGCGCCGCTAGTGGTTAAAGTCCACCCATCTACAGTGCATACGTACACTTCATCCCATAGAGTGTACCAGGTTTTATTCTGTGGATCCTTATCAAATATAACCTCCACAATTCTAGGCTTTCTTTTCAAAGTGTCACTAGGAGGGGCCTTGTAGCGCTCATGGCTAACATCGTTGAGTGACCAATCATTTTTGGCAAAAGGTGAACGTAACAAGTCTTTTAGCAGCAGCTGCATTTCAATTGCTGCTTTTGCATTGGCTGCTGCAGTTGCCAGGGTAGGAACTGGACAGTGTCCAAGTGAGGTCAGACCTTTTTTGCGAGCTGCATAAAAAATAGTGTTTTCTGTTCGCAGAGCCCCATAATATGATATATGATCTTTTAAATCAAAGCTAGGCTTCTCAAGTAAAGTCATTTGAGTTTCTTGTGCTGCAGATAAACGTTCCGCGGCTGCCATTTTCGTCCCCCTCCTCCTCCTCCTCCTGGTCACTGAGCTCTAAACGCTGCCAAAGCCTTTCAAAAAAAGATTTCCAATCGGGGTCAGTTATTTGGAACAGTGGTTTTCCATCTTCATTTAGAGGACATTTATCATTAAAATAGAAGCAGGTCACCCTGCTTTTGAGGTAAGAATACTTTTCTTCTGCCTGTATATCTATATTGCTAGTTAAAAGCATTGGAGGTGCTTTTATTTGGACTGCATTTTTATGCTTCCTATCAATGCACACAGAATAACCATCAAAAAAATTTCTAAGGTAAGTATCACAGTATTTTAAGCAGGCATGCGTGGCATCATCTATTAAAGCTACCTTGGCTTCAGTCAGGGGGGCCAGCCAAAAGTGACTTGCACTATTTGCAAAATTTAAAACTTTGCCTTTTAGAAAACTCATCAGGCTATTAGTGAATAAAGATTTGCCAGTATCAGGTGGCCCTATAAATGCAAGACAGTTTTTTTTTGGCACTCCTTGAAGCCATGGGCGCAAGGCATTCACAAATCTTATTGGCTCAATTCCATGAAACTTCAAAAACTGCATGATCACTAACCAAGACCCAGTCACATTTACTCTTTCACACATTTTGTGCACATATGCTGACATTGTCATGCTACGCATTATAGCTCTCTGATAATGATGTACCATAGTGCAGACATCTTTAACTATCTTAGCTTGATTACTTAAACCTAGCCATGCTCTGGCATTAGAGTCATGATCAGCCATCTGCGCATAATGAAAAGCTATGGAGGACTCATCCATCATCTCATTATCAAGGGCCCATTGGACCATGTGAGAGAAATCAAATTTTAAAACTTCTGAACTATTTTCTGTAATTAATATTTGCTGTTCTATCCACCTAGGTAACTGCCCCCATGTATAAGTATTCGGGCTTAATGTCATTTTATACCAAAACATTGCAGATGTTACCCCTCTAAGTTTTGGAGGCTGCAGCATCATGTGCTCAGCTCTTAAATTGAGCAAATTTTTTAACAGATTTGTGACTGTCTCTCTAGATTTTGCCACGTGAAAGGATAATAAAAGCAAAGCAACTGAGCCCTTTTCATGGGCTCTGCAGGTCGCATGCAAATATGTGCAGCTTCTACCTAGCAACTGCTTACTAGCTTCAAACAACTCCTCCGAAACCCCAAAGACCGCCGCCACCCACTGATAGTTTGTTGTTTTATCATTTTTAAAAGGTCTAGTTAAGTCACAAAAACTCGCAGCATACACAAACTTAAATACAGCAAGCTTGCAAGCAGCACTATTTTTAGACTTTAAAATCTGCAAATGTAAATTACTGTTTTGTTGAGACTGACTTACCGAAGCCTGTGACCCAAACCCGCTACTTCCTCCCACAGACCCACTATTTTGATTTCTAAATACCTGTGTGTTTGCGGCGGCGGGCGAAGCAGCATAACTAACTTCATTTTCACTACTTGAGCACTCAAAAAGGCGCCTTTTAGCTGCTGGGGTGCTGTGGTTCACAGGCTGCAGCACTGCTCTACCAACCGTGCCCAGCTCACTCGACTCGAGGTGCAGTTTTCTTTTGAGATAGTTTACTTTCTGTTTTCCCGCCTGGGCTACCTGGCTCTGGAAAAGGGCCAGGGTATTTCCCTGTGCTAAAGGCGCATTGTCTATAAATTCAGCATCGAAGCTATTGCACATATCCTGTCCATTTGGCACATTTTCCTTATCAGACTCATCATCACTATCTATTTCAAGATCACTACAGTCAGCCCTCATCTAATACAAAAGAGCAGCCCCCCAGCAATCTACCTGATTTATCTGCCATAGCAGCGGGATGCGCAGTGAGGACACAGAAGATCTAAAGGTCCTCGCAGAAGTTGTTCAAACTGAGAGATACAGTCTGGGGTACTTTGCACAGCAATCTTCAAAGGCTGACCACAGGGGCATCCGACTTGCACAAAAAAAACTGAGCACCTCGCAGAGAGCCTCTGAATGTGGCAGGGAGCAGCACGAGGATTGTAGCCAGGTCGTCTAGGAGTTTTATCTTTAAAAGTTGGTCTATATTGTGCGTGCAGCGTTACAAAATCCTGTTCATCCTCTTCTTGAGTCAAATCATGAAGAACCAGTGTCACTGAGGGTGGTGGAGGGTCTTGTGGCAGAAATTTAGAACACGCAGGGCCGGCGACCATCACTAGAGCAAGAGTAGCAGCGGCCTCTGGCTCTTCCACGGACGTACAGGTAACCTTCGTGGTCCAAGGCGTGGCGATCTTTTTCACTGTCTGACAACACGCAGCCACAGTAATAGCAGCGTACACAATAGTCTCCAGGCAGTCTCCCCAAAACTTTAACAAAGTCCTTTGGCAGTAGCAATGTCCAAGGAAATTCTTGCCTTTCTAATTGCAGCAAAGCCTCTAAGCAAATTTGACACATGCCATAAGGCTTTCCCCCTCTATGCACCCTCCTATATTTATGATTCTTGCATTTTAGAGCATCCAGGGACCCTAAAGCTTTCTTGCACTGCAAGCATTGCAGTCCTTCGAAGTTATATGTGGGCAACCAGTATGGCAT